AACCTTTTTTTTCTCTTACATCAACTACATCAACATGAGCTCTTCTAATATATTCATTTTTCCAAGTTCTGTTTACCCAACCAAATTCTTCATTGTTAAATCTTTCCATACCTGGTTCTTTATATTCTGAACAGGTTAAATCTAAAATTTCTACAATATCGTCTTTACACTTAATTAATCTTTCCCAAATCATTCATTTCTCCAAATAGTCTTGTTGCATACTCAAAACATAATTGTGCCTCTGGTAAGACAGTGTGTTCATATATGTTTAAATATCTATTAATATTTTCTTTAATTATTCTACCAAACTCTATTACTTCTTTATCTCTAAATGTATAATATCTATTTGGTCCAGGTGTTTTTCTTTTAATCATTTGACCACCAGACAAATCTCCCATATGTCTTACATAGATATGTGCATATAGTTTGTGTGCATCATCCTGTATAGATTCAATGTGATTAACATATTCTTTTGTGCTTTCTGTAATTTCAGGTGGTGTGCCTATATCTGACCATAGTTTACTATAATCATAATGTATCTTTTCTGCTCTTTCTAAACCCGGTGTTTGTCTGAATAGACCATTATGATGGCCGTATTTTTCTAATACAGAATAACATTGTAATTGATTATACAAATAAGTTGCATATAAACTATGGTCTATATTACCAGACATAAGAGTCCTTACAAAATCTTGTCTTTCGGCGTTTTTGTGTTGTTCTAATGTGAGTTCTCTTATATCAAGCATTGTATATATATTTTAATTTATGTTGTAACTGCATTATCTGAGTCAAACTTTATATTACCTGAAATTGAAATTCTATAATCATCACTTGTATAAAAAGGATAAACACAATGTGCAAGCAACGAAGGAAACATTAAAATAGTTCCTTCAGTTTTTTTAGTTATTTCAATATCTTGGTGACAAATTTGTCCTAAGATATTTGTATAAGAAAATTGAAAAGAATAAAATTTTTTTTTATTAACATTTGCTCTTTTGTAATTTTCCTCTTTTTTTTCATTATAAGGAATTTTTATCCATATACTGTAACTTAAAATGCCATCGTGTGTGTGATTTGGTAAAAATTCGTGTTTTTTTTGAAAATTAATCCAAGGCTTTTCAAAAGTTAAATAGTGGTTTTTTGATAGTTGTTTAAAAATTGAAAGATAATTAAAACTATCATCATATTTTGATATTAATTGGACAATATAATCATTTAATTCATTTTTATTTTTTTCTAAGTAAAAATGATCAGGAACACCTGAAGAGGATAAACCAGAAATCATAGTTGAATTATTTTTTCTAGCTGTTAAACATTCTTCATATAGTGCATTGTATAAATTTGTAGGCAGTTTATCTTCTAAAATACCTAAATTATTTAGATTCCAAGTCTTATAATTTTGTGTCATATTCATTCATTTCCTTAAATAGTTCCGTAGCATATTCAAAACATAATTTAGCTTCAGCAACCACGTTTATCTGATACGTATTCATATAGTTATTTATTAGCTCTCGTACAACTCTTTTTGTTTTTTCAAAAGTAAAATTTTTTATATTAGTCATTAAATTTTAATCCTATTGATATAGCTAAAACATATCTTTTATTTTTTAAAATACCAACTTCAGGAGTATGAAAAATATGTGAAGGCCAAATACACCAAGTTGATTCTTTTGGTTTGTTTCTTATAATTAAATTATTTTTTTTAAAAAGGGTTCCTAAATTACTTTTATTTAAATATAATATTCCTGAAATTTCTAAAATATTTGAATTTAAATTATGATTATGCCATAACTCTTTATCAATGGAACTCGTAACAAAACACCAACATTTTTCATATATTATAATATATTTTTTTTTAAATTGTTTTTTTAAACAATCATAAAACGATTTTTTAATAGTTTTTAAATATTTATTATCATTTTTTAACAAATCTGCGTTTGTTTGATATTTTGGATGATTACAATATGGAAATTTATCACAACAAGGATTTTTAATTATATAGTTATCTACAAAATTTATTGTATTTTGAAAAATTTTTTTATTTAAATTAACTTTAAAATTTTTCAAAAATTTCATAATAAAATTTTAATTATATTTTTTTATTTTTAAAATATGAAGGCAATCCTAAATGCAGTCTACCATCATATATATTATCACTTGAACCTTTAGTCGCTTTATTGTTGTAATGCAAAAATACTTGAGCACAGTCTGTACCTTCAAAAGCATTTCTCCAATGTTCACATAAATTACCTTTATAAACTAACATATCACCTGGTTTTAATACAACTTTTATTCCTTTTGTATTATCAGTAACATAGTTACCATCTTTTAAACCACCTTTTTTAGGGTCTTTTTCAATAAATATAGGCCATTCTTCACCACCTAGATTTAATGTTGTAGAAATTTCACAACTAAAACGATCTTTATGTCTATGTAATATATCACCTTTTTTATAGATACGAGCATAGGCGTAAGTAGGTACTAATTTTAATTTAGTTTGTTTTTCCATTATCGGTTGAACAGCCAATAATAAAGTTTCCATAGCTACATCAGCATAATGTGAATATGTATTTGGAACCTGTTCGTCATTCCATACTCCCCATTCTGTCGTAAATGGTGAAATAAATCTTGTATCGAAAAATGTTCTTGCCACTTGTCGTTTCAATAAAAAGTAGTTGTAAATAAACTCAGCTACTTTTGGTTCTATTGCTTTTTTTATTACTAAAAAATTGTTTTTTTTAAAAGTCATATTTTCCTCTTTTATTTAAACGGATATCCTAGATTCCATATCACCAAAGAATATCTTGTTCCTTTTGTTACCGGTGTTACTCTATGCCACACAAAACTTGGAAAAACTATAATAGAACCACGAGGTCTTATTTCAATACATTCTTTAGTAGTTTTACCTTTTTTCCAATCCTTATCAAATGAATTTCTAAAATCAAATTCTAAATTACCACCTTCATATTCTGTTGGTTCACATAAAGAAATTGTTACAGATAATTTTCTTATTTTTTCGTGATTAGGAGGAAAGGTGCCGTCAGTGTTTTGAGATAGTTTATAAGGTTCGTCCCAACTATCACAATGCCAACCATAGTATTGACCAACACCGTACTTTGTAAACTGGCAAGATTCTGACCAATCCCAATCAAAGTTCCAACCTGCTAGTCTATTAGCATCGTGTATATACGGATGTATCTCTTTATAAATCCAAGTATCATTCATCCAAACAATATCGGATTTTCTTTTCTTTTGAATATTTTTGATGTGTTTTTTATCTAACTCACCTTTAGATTTTTTTAGTTTTTCAATACCACCTGTCACAGCCATTTCGGCTTGATGTTGTTTACCGTAATTGAGAACATCATCACAAAATTTAGGCGACAATGCTGATTGAAAATAATAATAATAATTTTTCAAATTCATAATATAACTCCTATATCTCTAATGTATCATATTTATATAGTTTTGTCAATCTTGTTAAATATACTCGTAAGTTGTTGTTAATATAAAATTTGATTGTTCTGATGTATTAGTAGTTATATGATATCTTTGTGTAGATGGAAACATTACAAAACGATTGTTATTTAAAGGTATTTCCCAACTCCTACCTTTTCTTCTATTATCATCATATTCTATAAATACTTTACAAGAATTTTTGCCAACATCCACTCCATAGAGCATTACATAATCCGGTGAATGTTTTAAATCTACAGGATCAACTTGTAATAAAGATTTTGAATTTTGTCCTGTTTTGTAAATACTACCAATTGTATTTTTATTAATTAATTGAAAATCATATTCTAATTTCATATGTTCACGCAAATATGTTTGCAACATATCCCAAGATTTAGAAAAAGGAAATTCTGTATTGTTATTAGTATATGATATAATATCAGCTCTCAATTTTTCTCGGTCTATTTCAAAACCTTTAGGCATTTCTATATTACCATAATATAAACCTATCTCAGATAAGATATTTTTTTCCATAATAAATTTTCTTTCATTAAGCTATCGAATCTTTTAAATCCCAAGTTTGATTATCTTCATTCCAAACATATTTCCAATGATGTGTGTTTGATAAATTTTGATTAGTTTGTTCGTCAGTTAATGTTGGTGCATCACCAATTGGTGATTTCCAAGACGCTGTCAAAATATGTTTTACCCACGAATTATATGGTTTTGGTGGCCAGAAAATATTATTATCTTCGTCCCAAGTAAAACCAATACCTGCAAAATTTCCTCTAAATGGTGTTCCACCATTTTTATGTTGTCCGCCAAAAGTATTATAGGATGTTTGAATCCACATTTGAGATGGCCAGTTATTATGCAATTCTAAGTATTGCTGACCTACTGTTTCATCTTCAATGTTGGATGCGTTTAACATATCACTATTATTCAGTGGTACTACTGTTAAAACTTTACCGTTTAATCCTATTTTTGCAAAATGTGCCATATTAATTCCTTATTGATACTTATACCTTATAATCACGATTCCAGAACCACCTGCATTATTATTTGGACCACCACCTCCGCCGCCACCTGTGTTTATTGTGCCTGCTACTCCTCCATTACCACCTCGGCCGCCTCCTCCTGAACCACCTGGGAAAGTGGAACCTGCTGGAGTATCAGTTCCTCCACCTCCACCACCTGCAAAATATCTTACTCCTGGAACTGGACCTGTAGTTCCATTAGCACCTGCAAATCCTGTAGCAAGTACATAAGACCCAACTCCGCCAGGGGCACCGGATCCTGGACCAGCGTTACCGCCAACAGCACCGGCTCCACCGCCGCCACCGCCTTGTGTATTTACTACCTGTCCATCATAACCTCTGCCGCCAGTATTTCCTTGAGGCGGAGATACTGGAGGTGTATTTCCTGCTCCGCCAGCGCTAGGATTAGAAAAACCAGGAGCTGAGCCACCAATACCTGCGCCACCAGAACCACCAGAACGACCAGGCTCATTATTACCATTTGGACTTCCTCCACCTGCTGAAGTTATTGTTGAAAAAGTTGAAGGTGAACCAGCTGGAGATGCTTGTGTAGTGCCTGCTCCAACTGTAACTGGATATGATGTTGCTGGAAGTGTTAAACCTGTTGGGTTTGCTAATGGTGAAGTTTCAGGAGCAGGCATACCAGTTGCATTAGATAATCTAAATCCACCAGCTCCTCCTCCACCAGTCGCAGTAGCAGCTCGTCCTCCACCGCCACCTCCTACAACCAAATAATCTACCACATTTGGACCTGCTGGAGCTCCAGCATTTGTTACTGTAAAAGTTCCTGGACTTGTAAATGTATGAATTTTATAATCACCTTCAGTTGTTTCTGTACCACCTGTTGCTGCCAGAAAAGGACTAATTACAGTTGCGTTAAAATCTCTTGTTACAGTTGTTGTTCCATCTGTAACCTGAACTGTAAAACTAAATGTACCAGAAACAGTTGTAACGCCTGATAATGCTCCTGTTGCAGAATTGATACTAACTCCGTCAGGTAACGCACCAGCGCTTATTGAATAAACTAAAGTACCTCCTGCTGTATCAGTAACACTTATTTGAGTAAATGTTGAACCATTTGCACCAAAATTAATAGAACCTAAAGAACCAGAAGCTGTATTAAAAATAGGACCTGTATTTGGTATAAATCCGTTTAACGTACCAGATAAACCTGTTGGATTAGTAACTCTAATAGTATATGGTGAGTTAGCACCTGCAGCTGCTAATGCACTTGTGTAATTAAATGTAATAGATGTAGAACTTACTCTTGTAAAACTACTTACACTATAAGCAGTACCATCACTACCTATAAGGTCTAATGTAAGTCCACTTTGAAAATTTGTTCCAGTAATTGTTATTTCTGTTACAGTAGATCCATCATCTACTGGAGTTGAAGGTGAGAAAGCATCAACAGTAGGCGGAGAATCAATTGATTTCCATATTGTTCCATCATAATATTCAGCAAGGTTTGATTCAGTATTAAATCTTACTTGTCCAGCTACATTAACTCTTTGAGCTTCTGTGCCTTCAGGCAATTTAATGCCACTTGTTCCTGTGAACTTTCGATTTTTACCTGTAATATCTCTACTATCTGCCATTTTTTTCCTCTATAACACTATTTATAATATTTATTATAGTACCTCAGTTAATTTCCAACCATAAGTTGCGCCAGTGTAAACTAAACCAATCGCACTATCTTCAGTTGATACTGTTAAATCCGCAGCCGCACCATTAATATTGTTACCATTTCTACCAATTGTTAAGTTGTTAGTATCAAATGTGCTAGCTAAGTCAAGTAATCTTACTTGGTCTCCAACTTGTGGCGAACCAGGCAATGTAATTGTTACTGCACCGCCTGAAGTATCCACAAAATATCTATCATTTGCAGCTACTGTAATACTTGTACTTGTTGATGCCCAAGGATTACCACCACCTAAACCTGTCCATTGTGTTCCGTTATAACCTTCCCAAGTTACGAGAGTTGAGTTATATCTAATACCACCTGTGAACAAACTACCACCAGTTGGTCTTTCAGCAGTTGTACCTGTTGGTGGTACAAAGTGGCCTGTTCCCATTTTATCTCTTTGAGTATAACCTACTACAGCACGTTCAGTAGGTACAGCAGTATTACTATCTCCTGATAAAGTTTCGTCTGTACTAAATTCATTAATTGTAGCACCTAATTCTGCACCAATAGAACCAAGTTGTAATTCTGATAGACCTGAAAGGTCAAAAGCGTCTGCGTTAAGAGTTGCAATACCAGTTGCCTGTTGAATACGGAATAAATCTCCTACTCTAAAGTCACCGTTTTGGTCAGTAGATGAGAAGTAAACACGACCACCAGTTAATTCATCAATTTCGTCTGATTGGTCAGCAGGTTGACTTGGACCACCTGGATAGTTAGTAGTAACAAAATCTCCAGTACCAATATCTAGGAAGTCGTGTCCAGTTAAACGGACATTTGAAAAATTTTTTGTTACATTAGCTGTAATGTTGTCTGCTTTTGCATTTAATGTTGTAACACTTTCAGTTAATCTGACTAATGCTGTTTCACCACTTGTGTCTTCTTCACTCACGGCTGAAACTCTATAAAATTTTGAATCACCAATAAATTTAATATTTGCCCCTATAGTAATAAGACCTGTTGATGTTAATGCGGTTGTTCCAGAAGCAAGAGCTATTAAAGGACCAATTTGACCTATTTGAGCAGCAGAACTATCGCCTGTAGAAGCATCCAATTGTACTTGGAAAGTTGAACTATCATCTTTTGTAATTGTAACAGTTTCACCTTGTTGAAAGTTACCTGTTCTATTTTCTATATGTAAATAATCTAATGATATATTTGTTCTAAAAATTGTAGCAGTTGCACCTGATGTATCGCCTGATATTGCAGCTGCAACAGGTTGTCCTGCTGTTGTAACAATGTCTTGTATATCTGATTCTGTAGCAGCACCTACAAAAGCAGTAGCGTTATATTTTACTATTTCTCCTCTAGTAGTTAATCCTACTGGAGTTTCAGTATCTAATGTACCGTCTGCGACAGCACCTTTTTCACCGTAAGCAGATGAACAGTTTAAACCTCTAATAAATCCACCTGACTCTGCATAGAATGATTTATCACAATAATATGTAAAGATAGAAACCATTTCACCACGACCACCGCCAATTGCGTGAACACCAATACCGTCTGAATTAATTTGTGTAAAGTCATTTGCAAGAATTGATTTATTACCTGCACTATGTAAAAGTCCGTCAATTTCAATACCTGTTGCATTTGCGTTAACAGACGAACAGTTTTGAATATATGGTGAGGCAGTTGTGATTGAACCACTAGGGTCAAGCGAAGTAACAGCAGCTTTTCCTGTAACTTTACCTATAGGTGTTCCTGTTAAACCTTTCATTGACATTTGAACAAGGTTTGTTTGATTGTTCAATAAGAACATATTAGAAGCGTCATTGTTTTCCAATGAAGCAACTGTTAATACTAAATCAGTTGAACCTCCTAAACTAGCACCAGAAATTGTAATTGTATCACTTAAATTGAAACCTGTACCACCGTGGTAAATTGTAACTGTCGGTGTAGATGAACCATCTGTTATTACATTTGCAACAAATGAAGATGCGACACCTGTTCCTGAAGTTGCGCTAGCGTGAAGAAAATTGTAAGTATTTGGAGTACCGCCTGTACCACCTGAAGTAACTGTAACTGTTTTAACTTGATGACCTGTTCCTGTAGCAGGCCTAATTTCTGTGCCTCTTAAACTTTCACCTTGTACTGTAACACCAGCAGGAATTTTTAATGGTAAAGTTTCTCTATAAACACCATTCTTAACATATACAACATCACCAACTGAAGCAGAAACTACTGTGAATGTAATCGAAGTTGCACCACCTAATTGAGAACCACTATCTGAGAATGTGATTACATCACCAGCTGCGTGACCTGAACCACCGTTTGTAATAGTAATTGTTGGTGTAGATGAACCATCTAAAACTACTCTTGCTTGGCATCCTGTACCTGAACCAGATGTACTTGTTTGTGTAATATCATAAGTTGCTGGAACACCACCTGTACCACCTGTAATTGTGTTAAAGTCAACAACATCACCTGAAGTCGCTTGTGATAATGCGTGATAAACTGTTTTAAATGGTAAAAATTGTGTACCTGGATTACTGTCTGAACCAGAGTTTGCAACATAAATTACATTTCGTCCTTCAGCATTTGACCAAATAGGGTCTGTACCATCTGTAGTTAAAACTGAACCTGAAGTACCAATGTTTAGAGCTTCTGCTTGAGAAGCACCTTGTTTAATAATGTCGCCTCTTGTATTTAATACGGCAGCTGAGTCACCTTGTGCGATTAGTTGCCATTTTGCACCATCTGAATCTGGCGAAACATTTTGAATTCTGTCTTGTATAGCAACATAAGTTGAAGTTGTTAATCTAGTAACATCACCTATGTTGTAAATTGTAGAGGCGTTATAAGAACCTCTATAATTAAAACCTTCTAAGTTTAATGTCCAGTAAGATGTGTTTGTAGAACCATCTGTATTTGCTGGATATTGATTTGTATGATTAGCAGTAGCTACATAGTTATTACCACCGTATTGTACGGTATCACCTGTTTTATAAGATGTTCCGTGTGAATAAGTACCTAGTGCTTTGAAACCTGTTGTAAGGACATCCCAATAACTGTTATCTGTAGGAGTATTACCAGCTGATGGTGTTCCATTTATATAAACATAAGAATAACCGCCATAAGTTACAACATCACCGTCTTGGTAAGTTGTACTTGCATTATAATTGTCTTCAAATTGTAAACCTTCTGAATAAACTTCAAATTTTGTAGGGTCAAAAGTTGATGTTGAAGTGTGTTGAGTTGTTGTTCTATATTGAAAAGAACCGTATTTAACTAAGTCATTTAATTTGTAATGTGTTGAACCTGCCCAATCACCTTTAAAGTATAATCCTTCGGTATGTAACTCCCAATATGAATTGGTATCTAAATCTGTGTAAAAGGCTGGACTTGTTGATTGTGAAGTGTGATTTGTAACGGCAACATATGTATTACCGCCGTATTTTACAATGTCATCAACAACATAAGCTGTTGAAGTTGCCCAATCACCTCTCCATTTAAATTTAATTCTACCTAGTTTAAAATCTGCCATTTTTTGTCCCTATACTGCGTCCTGATAAGTTGTTGAATTAACACTTGCCGTTGTACTTTCAAAAGTATCAAAATCGTCACTTGATAATTCTGTCCTAGACACAGTTTTATTTTCTCTTTTTACCAAATCAGCATTACTATTTATAAGGTAAGTTGCGTCAAAATCATAAGTAAATTGCTGATATTTGTCACTATCATTATTGTAATATCTTTTATTTATTTGTGCCACTTCTATTATTTTTCCATTTTGAGGTGGTATAACAAAAGTTAATGTTGTATTTGAAACTGTGTAATGTGTAAACAATTCTTGTCTGACACCATCTACCCATACAGCTAGTCTTGTTCCGAAAGTATCCATATCCACATTTAAAGTAAAAGTGGTGTCTGAACCATCTCCAGTAAATGATTGAACATTAAAATATTCTTCTCTTTCATTTACATAAGCTGTTTCATCTTTAGGAACTAAGTCTGATTTTCCCTCTTCCGTATATTTAGAAACTGTAATTTCGTTTGTTGAAGTTTGTCTATCAATAGTAGTAAGATATAGCATACCATCTCTGGTTCTTCTTATACCATTAAAATTTTTTAATTCGTCTTTTTGTGTTGTTTCTGGTACTACTAAAGGCATTAACTAATCTCCAATATACTTGCAAACGCCTCAACATCTACAGACGAACTGTCTGGATTAGGGTCAGCATATACTCTAAGAATATCATTATTCTCTAAATTAATTGGTTTATCTAAAACTAAAGTATTATTAACGGCTACATTTAAACTTCTACCTACATGAAAAAATGTAGAGCCACCATCTGTTGTAACTTTAACATTTACTTTAGCTGCGTTAGTTGAACTTTTGTTTGAGATATAAAGAGCGTGAACAACTGCTTGTACAGAACCGCCGGCTGTGTACATGTTTCCTGTAGCGTCATCTAAAACACCAACATCTAATCCAAAATTTTTAAATGTACTTGCCACTTATTATCCTCCAAATACTATTGCATAAGCCAAAGCATCACCGTCCATTGCAAGAACACCTGATTGATTTGGTAATGTTACTGTATTATCTTTTGTTGGTTCTTGTGCTGTTAAAGTTGTTTCAAAAGCATTTTCTAAAAATCCTTCAAATATTAAATTTGAACCGTTTAAAGTAATATCATTTGTAGTAATTGCACCATTTGTTGTTACATCTTGTAATGTAACTGAACCTGCACCACCAACCTCTTTGACAACACCTCCACTTGTTTTGGTATAAAATTTACCGTCAGTAATATTTAAAGCTAATTCACCAGCGGCTAATGAACCTGCTGATGGTATGGCTAAAGCCGTTTCACT